ACCCGTCTTGGTCAACTCCTCACGAGTGAGGGCTATCTCCTTGTTTAGCTCTTTGATGCGTGTTGCATCCTTATCTCCAAAGAATGACTTCTCCCAAGCGAGCTGCGTTTCAAGCACCGCTAATTGGATGCCCTGTATGATGCCTACAAATACATTAAGTACTCCGCTAATCAAGCCACCGACCACCTTCTTCGTTGCATCAAAGCCTCCGTTGAGTTTGCTCTGCTCCTCTACCGCACCAAAGATTGCTTCGGTTATCTTACTGAAGATAATGCTCAAGGTAGTCATCACCTTGTTGACCGCATCTACTACCTTTTGGTTGCTTTGAAAAGCCTCCGATAGTTTGTCTACTACGCCAACAAGAAGCCCAAGCCCAAGACCGCCTTTTAGTAGGCTTCCTAATCCGCTTGCTGCTTTTTTTGCAAGCTCAAAGGGTGCGGTAACGACTTTCTTTAGGCCGTCAAATGCCTTGTTGATGATGCCGCCCGTCTTCTTGGCTTCCTTGCCTACGTCAGCAGCTTCCTTCTGTACGCCACCGAGATTCTTCTCAAGCTCCTCAATCTTTTTATTGAGCGCATCAATCTGCTTCTGAAAGCCAGAAGTATCTCCTTCAATACGAATTTCTTCTACTACTGCCATTATCTACGATTTAGGAACTCCTTCCAAGTTCGTGGTATTGCGTTCTTGCCCTTTGCTATGTCAATAGCTTGAGAGACGTTGCGATAGTCACTTGCTTGCAGCAGTTCTATCAAATAACTTAAATAGGTGGGCTTCATACTACGTTAAGGAGTTCAAATGATGCTTTGCCTGTGGTCATATTAAGGTTCACGTTATTCACGAGGTACTTCGTGCCATTCCAGATGATTGCATTCTGAAGGTTCAGCGTGATAATCTTACCGATGGGTAACACCGCTTCAACATTGTACAACCTGCGTTGCTGGGAGTAGAGGTCGGTGATGTAATCCACCCACTCGGTATTGTAAAGACTGCGGTTGACCGATTGCAGGTGGTATGGGTCTATGTCTGCACCAAAGCAAATAGAATGCGATGCTCCTGCACTTGTTGGACTGTTTGAGACATTGGCATACCAAGCAGTAGTTACTTCTCTGTGAGTTCCGTCTGCATTTACAAATGTTAATTTATTTGCGGTTAAATCGTAATCTCCAAAAACTCCATAAAACAATACAGGCGCACCCAAGTATGGGTTGAACGTACCATCTTCGTTTGCTTCACTTGTGATGCTCTTGTAAACGAGTACGTTCGTTAGACTCGTAGGTGGGTGTTGGTCGGTCAGCCTTTCAAACAACGGACATTCAAACGGCACTTCAATAAGAAACTCATCGCCATCAAAACTAAAGGTGTTATTCAAATCCCCAAAGCCTACGTTGTTTGTCTGTTGGTATTGGAATCCGAGTATCTGCTGCGTGGCTTGGTACTTAAATTCAATCTCCCTGTATAGGGGTGGGCGGTTCACTACATACTCCGTTATGTCCAGATACTCTTGGTAGTCTTTGTTGGTTCCTGCTGCGTACCAATCATCCAATGGCTGAAGTAAGAAGCTTGTGGATGTAGTAGGCACAATCACCATATTATACATCTTGAGAATGCCTGCTAAAAAGTCCTTTACCTTAATCTCGGGCATTATGTCTTGCACCACCACTTGAAAGGAATAGCTTGCTGATAAGGTTTGGTCTACCGAGAAACTAACAGAAGCCGTATCACTATCAATACCCGAATAGTCCGTGCATTGGTATGTCATTGCCGTAGGGCTTTGCGGTCTAATAAACAACTGCACCGTATCGCCTGCGGCAAACGACAAAGCAGCCATTGTTGTAGTTACGGAAGATGCAGCGTGGGCAGGAACTAATACAGAAAAGTCAAACACTCCATTGCGAAAAACCGCAAGCTCGTAGTTCTCGCTGACGTTTGCCATTGTAATCTGCAAATCATATTGTTTGCTATCTACAACAGTCCAAGTATCGGTTGTGAGACTAAACTGCGAACCGCTGCCCGTATTGCGATTCATATTTATTAATTGATAAGCAATGTCATTGCCTCCTGCAAATAGATACCCTTCAAACCTGTGCAGCCAAAGGGATAGGTCTTGGAATGGATTACCAACCAAGAAACTGCCCGTGAACGTAATTCCGTATTTTGCTTGAATCTGCTCAAGAATAGCATATACCTTCAGCGCAGGCTTTAACTCATAGTATCGGATGCCACGCCTTCCAACGCCTCCCGATTTGTGAGCAATGTTGTTCTCATTGTCAGCACCTGCGTTACTTGCGCTTTGATAAAACCAATTCTTTACAGGGCTGCATAGCGGATAAAACAACGGATTGTAGGTGTCTTCAGTAAGCCTATCAAATACTGCATCATCGGTGTACTCGTGGTCGTAGTCGCTGAAGTCAAGGTCGTACAAATAGTCCTCGCCAAACAAGTCAGTAAGCGTTACCACATCGCCATAGAACGTCAGCGTGTACGCATACGGCTCTGTGCCTTTCAACTGCACATTCTCCATCTCTACGACACCAGTACGGAATGGCAAGGAGTTTATCTCAATTCTTGCTGCTACCCTAAACCTGCCATCAAACCCACCCGTTATATCGGTTCGGTAGTAATGGCTGAAGATAGCATTGTTTGTTGTACTCGCAGGAACGGTGAACCCCTGCGTGAAGTCCGTGAACACCTTGCTGATGTCCTGCACGTTCTGCACCGATAGGTTGATGCTTATCTCCTCATCTTGAAATATATCAAGACGTTGATTGTTGATGTAAATATCAACCTTGTTCATCGTACAAGCATCCTTTGGTCAAAGGCATAGGTGAAGCTCATCGTGTAGTTGATGGTCTTGTCGTTGATGGACTTCTGGTAGTCCACGCTGCCACGATTGGGGACTACTGCTATCCATTGCCCATCTTCGTAGATAGCGACCTTCTCGCTCATCAGAATCTCCTCTACCACCTCGCCATAGGATTCATCTACAAAGCCTGTGTTTAGCGTTAGCGTATTGCGAGAATTGATGTTAAAGGACTGGTACTTGCCTGTTGCGTAGTTGACATCGGTATAGCCATCAGCATAGATGCTCTTTTGATATTGGTCTTGCGTAAAGCTACCCTGCTCCGTTGACTTCTTAAAGAACGTGATGTAGTCGCTCATCCCAAACTTGTTTACGAACTGAATTTGATACGGCTCGTACTTGGGTTCGCATATAACTTCAAAGTCTACTGCGGTCTTGTCATCAACCTCACCCAATGCCTCAAGTGCTTCGCATAGGCAGTCAAGTCCCTCTACTACGCCTCCATCAGTAATCACCCTGTCATTGTATGCAATGCCTTCGCTATTGACAAGCAGGTTGATTGTGTAATTGTCTGTTGGTGTGATTCCTAAAAATGCCGCTACGTTAGAAACTCCAGAGGGGATGTAGATAACCATCTGCGTAGAGGTGAGCGTAGTGTTTGCCCATCCCAATTCATCCTTCAAAGAGAACCAGTATTCTGCTCCGTTGATTTCAATACTAAAGCCATTGACTCCGCTTGTAGTGTTGTAAGATACTGGCAGCGATTGGTAGTTGCCTGCAAGCACCTGCATTGGGCGGTTGGTGAATAGGTTGGGCTGCGTTACTCCGCTATTCTGCTGCTCACCCAACGACTTGTACCCCTCTAAAACAAAGAAGTAATTTGTTCCTGCGCTTGCACTTTCGGGTGCGCTGCCGTTGTTAGAGTATGAGAAGCTGCCTGTCCTGCGTACCCATAACGCCTCACCCGTTTCTGATGCGCTGGGTGCGGTGATAAAAGCTTTACCAAATGGGTGCAAGAAACGCTCACGCACCAAGTCCGCAATCTCGTAGTTTATGACATTGTTTATTGCATACGACTTTGATAGGTTGTAGGTCGTTTGTCCTGTTACGGGAGTTTGCGCTCCTGTGTAGATTGATATTGCAACATCAAAAGAATATAGCGCATCGTTGGGCAGGGTGTTATTCTTGCCCGTGACAAATAAAGGGCTACGAGCTTGCGCTATGCTTGCAGGTAGTACTGATACTGGTGTACTCATAGTTTTATATTTAAGTCCTTACGGGTAAATGCTTGCAGGTCATCTTTGCCTAATTGGAACGACTGAATAAGCTCTGGCGGTAGCTTGGCAAACCCAAGCCTAAAGGGAGTGCTAAAGAACTTCGTTGCAGGTATGCCCTGCCGATATACGGACTCACGCACCGCAAAAGGATTTAGCCCCTTGCTCTCTGCCCACCGCTTGAAGTGCTTTGCTGATGGCTTCTTGCCCTCCTTGTAACTGTATGGGCTATCGGGTGCTTTCTGCTTCCATATCTTGTCCTTGTTGTTTCGCTTGTTGAATGGGCTTGTGGACTTTCTCGTGCCTCCTGCGCCCTTTACTCCCTTGTCTTGGAAGTCACCATAGTCCTCCATCTCAATGCCCAAAGTAAACGAGTTCTCGCCTACAAATAGTTTATACTGCAAAGAATTGTAAAGGGTCTTGTCAAAGTTGTGCTTCCCTTTGGTGAGGTTAGTTTTCGCCTGCTGAATTACAAACTTTGCAAACTTGGTAAGCACCGCTTCCAACAATTCCTTCCGTGCCATTTTAGCAGATGCTGATCTCGGTGTTAGCAAGCAGCACATCAAAGGTTGCAGTCCACCCTGCAAGCAGGTTCTCAAACCTCTCGCTAAAGGGAACGCAAGAAGCAGTACCATCCAACTGGTAAAGGTCGGTGTACAACGTACCCCTGCGCAGTTCTGTCACCACATCGTTGATTACTGCGAGCTGCGTGTTCAAGATGTTCTGCTCGTTGCTCGTGCCGTAGAACGGCTCTGCCTGCAAGCGAGGATTCTCTTTGGTCTCATCCACCAAGTCCATACAAACAATGCTCACGTTCATACGGACTATCTGTCCCTCGAATGTTGCTTGGTTGATTATGATGTGCGACAAAGGAAAGATGGTCTGCTTGTTTAGGTCGATGTCAAAGATATCGCCTGTCGTTACCACGTTGACTTGGCTATTGGCCTCAAGGGTATCTTTTAGCTTGGTGGTGATGTCGTAGAACTGTCTCATTTTTTAATCTTATCTAATTGTTTGCGTTCAACGTCTATGCGCTCTTTTTCAAAAACGAGAAAGGTAAGGGCTTCGTGAACGCCAAGCCTTCCGACTCGTTCAAATCTTGTAACATCTCCTTGAGCAAGCTGATGGAAGGAAGAATACCATCCCCACTTTCTACCGAATTGGGACTCTGCGGAGTATTCGTTTTCTCCTTCTCCAAAGAGGTCAGGGTAGCGAGAAGTAACTCGTTTCCTAAACGCCAAAAAAAAACCGATGCTCCCATCACAACATCCATTGGCGCATCCTTCATTGATGCGGAGTATTTGGATGCTGATTCGTATGGCTCAATAGCGTACCGCTTGCCTATGCGCTCGGTGATGGGTCGGTAGAGGACTGCCATCGTTTTGTGCAGCTCTTGTATGTCACCCATATAATTATCCAAGTCCACATACTCACCGAAGGTTATGTCCTCAAGGTTAGGGATGAACCCGTAGGTTTCACCGCCCATCGTGAACTCTGTCTTTAGGTTTGGCTTCTCGCTGAACATCGTATTGATGTGGCGCATCACATTGGCTACGCTTGCGAACTTTACATTGGGCAACTCTGCCAGAGGCACTCCGCAGAATATCTCAAGCATCTTGTGGGTCAAGAACTCCTCATCGCCCTCAAGCCTCGCAAAGCGTTGGTATTGGTCAAGCGTGATCTCCGACAGGGAGGTGGGTACAATTACCTTTAGTTCCATTATTAAAATAACCTTTTAGTTTTAGCGTATGGCATACCTCCCAAAGTTAGGGCGGCTCAACTTGTTATACGTTGCATAGCGCAGCGCATCTATGGCGTGGTTGAATGCGTCTATGGGTTTGTTGAGCAGGTTGCCGTTCTTATCTTCTACCCATTTGTAGTTCTGAAGTTCCTTGATTAGGTTGCTGCTTCGTGGGGTTACAAATAGCTTGTGCCGCTTCAGTACGTCAATACCCACTATGACGCTATCTGCGCCCTTCTGCGTGGGTTTCACGTTCCATCCCATACGATGCAGCTCCTCAATAGATTTGGGTTCAGCAGAGTCAGCATATATCTCTGCCCTTCGGTCAAGGCCAAGTGAGGAAAGTACGTTGCTGATGTCGGGGTTTGTCATACCCGTGCGGTATATCAGCTCATCCACATAAAGATTGTCACCCGACTTATAGACCGCCACAAGTGCGGTTGGGTCGTTGGTGTACCCGAAGTCCATCCCGTGACATAGGAGTGTGGCTTCCGTTGGTATCTCTGCCTGCCCGTATTGGAAGATGGTGGCTCGGCTCATACCACGTTCTCCTAATCCATAGATTCTCCAATAGTCATTGTCCGTATGTTGCAGCCTCTCTATCTCCTCAACGATTGAGGCATCCAAGAACGGGTTATCAAGGTAGGTTGACTGGATGTATGTAACGTCATCACGGGTCAGCAACTTATCGTAAATCCAATGGAACGCATCAGAGGGGTTGTAGTCAACCCATATCTTACCTGTGGTACGAATCAAGAGCTGAAAGAAATCCTCCCAAGTCAGTTCGTTGGCTTCGTTGCAGAATAGGTAGTCACGTCTTGCTCCACGTTTCTTCTGCGGTTGGTCAAGGCTGATGAACTCAAAGAGGTTGCCATTCAACTCGTAGGTGTAGTCGCTCTTGTTATGCCGTGCCTCATCATAGAGACCGTTGGCATTTAGTATTTCAAAGAAGTCACGATAGGCCGTCATCTTCAGAGATGGCAGCGACTTGCGGACAATGGAGTACACCTTGCCTCTATCCTCCATCGCCATCACGATGAGCATCTGCAAAAGCGAGTAGGTTTTACCAGAACGGCTACCGCCTTGATTGACTACTATCCGAGTTGGTGCGGTGTAGTTCTTCTCAAAGAGTTCGCTACTCTTTAGGTTTAGTTCGGACAATCTCTACCTTGATTTTCGTTAGCTCATCCGACACTTCGTGTGAGTTCTCCACCCTTGCGAGTTTGGGAGTTGTGTACTCTGCCATCTTGTTCAAGAGGTCAAGTGCGCCCTTTGGGTCATCAGCAGCAACTTGGGTGAGCCATAGGGTCATATTCTCAAGGTTGGCTTCGATAAGGGTTTGGAATGCCTCTCGTATTTTATTGGTGGTCTTGTTTGGTGTTCCGCTTGGCCTTCCTGTGTTGCCTGCTATGAACCTGCCTTTGTCATCTTTCATATCCGTTCAATTCCGTTATTTTCGGTTGTATCTAAATAACCCTTTTTGCGAGGTGGTGATCGTGTGTTGCTTTAAGTCGCTCCTTGCATTCTTTAATATCTCCGTATGCAACGTGGCAAGGTCGGCATAGTGCCATCAGGTTTTCTATGGTATCAGCAATTTTGCTTCCACCCATCCCACGAGATTCTATGTGGTGAATGTCTTGCGCTTGGCCTTGACATACCTCACAGGGGATGAAGTCAGTTGTGGAGTAGCCCATCCCCTTTAGATAGACCTTTGTGTGGTTCTTCATAGTCCGCAGTATCCCGTATCGCATTCGTTAAAATCATCATCAAACAATTCAAACTGCGAGTTCCAATTCTTGATGTCATCGTAGGTCATCTCTGAACGCCAATGTGCATTGTTGATGCTCTCTCGTTCTCGCTTGGCAAACCATTCTAACTTATTGGGATGCTTGTCAAACATCTTGCGAAGTAGCAAAGGGCTTTTATGAAAGCACCCTACGCAGTTGTTCATCCAAGCAAAACGTACAGGCTTGCCAAGCCAATACTTTTCTATGTGGTCTTTGTAGATGTTGTCATCTATCAATGGGAAGTGAGGCTTCTGATATGGAACATCTACCCATTTGTTTCTGCCGTCTTTGTGTTTCTCGAATGTTGCTTTGAATGTAGTAAGGCCATCTTGGTTCACTCGCTCCATCATATTCTTTGCCCTACTGGTTTCGTTAGCACGAAAGCCTATGCGAGTTTCAACAGGCTCACCAATGTTCTCTGCCATCCAATAGAAAATAGGTTCAATCTTCATTTGTATGGTGCAGAATCGTTGCACCTTGTTTGGCAAGTAAACCTTCTCCTTTCGTTGTGTGATTTGGTCAAAGGTCTTCCCCGTCACCCAAGTGATAGGTCTGCCGATGTGCTGCTCAAGGTCAAGCATAGTGTAGATAATCATATCATCTTCTGCCGTTCCGATGAATGGAGCTTGGATTCTGTCTTCTACCTCTTTGCGTATTTTGGCATCGGGGAATAAACAGTTCTTGTCCTCAATTCTTACAAGAGAGAAGATGTCATAATCCGCAGGATAGTTTGCTGCGATGTACGAGGAGGTCTTGCCTCCCGACAATGAGTTTAGCGTTTTCACCTTTGGTAAATCCAACAGTCATCAATGAACGTAGCACGAGGCAGGAGTTCATCAACGGCTTGGATTACTCCCTTCCAATGTTCGTGGTAGTCATCTCCTGCGATGAAGCCTCCCTTCTTTACTTTGGGTAGCCATAGCTTGATGTCTTCCTTTACCGCCTTATAGGAATGGTCAAGGTCTATGAATACCACGTCAAGGGATTCGTTCAGAAACATTTTTGCAGCTACTTTGGATGTTCCTTTGATTACATTGTAATTACGGGTTCCCATATTCTCCAAGAACAGCTCGTAGATGTCGTTGGTCTTGGCGAGCTTGTAGTAGGAGTCTATGTACTCTGCCGTTCCTTTGAAGGAATCTATGATTGTGATGTTTTGGTGTGTTGCTTTGTCGCATAGGTAGGCTGATGACTTACCGAGCCACGCACCCAGTTCTACGAATGTGCCGTCTTCGGGCATATTGGCAAGGAGGTAGTCGTATGCTGCTTGGTGGTTGAACCACCCGTCTATTTGTTTGCTCGTTTTCATTTTAGGGCGTTGTAATAACAAAGGTACTGCTCTACGCAGATAAGTGTGCCTTGCTCGGATGCTGCTTGTGCAAAGGTGCCATCTGCCTCATAGGTCATCTCAAAGCGTAGGTTGGGCAGGTCGTATGGCTTGAACATATAGCAGGCGGTATCTATGTTGCCGACTCTTGGTTGGTCGGTAGGGCGGAGCCTACCTACTTGCCCCCACGTTACGATAGAGCAATCAAGGGAATGCAAGTTGCTCCACTCCTCAAGGAACTTTGGGTGCAAGATGTTGTCATCATCCAAGAAGTACACCCAATCTTCTTTGGTAAAAGAATCAGCATACAATTCAAGGAACTCATTGCGGAGGGGGTGGCCTGCGTTACCTGTGCGTGTGGAGTAGTGGGTGACTGATGCGCTTGTTGCTCCTTTGTAGTTGGTAGAGGCATCCATCATCACAACCCACGTTGCGTACGCAGGGATGTGTTGTTTTAGCCTTACAAGGTTGTGAGGGCGTGAGCAGGGCGTGACTATGTAAAGCATCGTAGTTCGTTTATTTTGTCCATCGTGAAGTCTTGCACAAACTCGTATAACGATTCCGTTAGGTCAGCCACTTGGTTAGGGTTTTCTTTTAGCCTCTTGATTGCTCCTGCCCATTCGCTTGGGTGCTTGATGGCAATGCAATTATTCTTTGTGATATAAGGTGAATAGGGTTGCGTGTTGCTCACTATCATAGCACACTTGCTGAACCCTGCCTCAAGCATCTTTAGGTGCGACTTGCACTTGGCAAACTCGGATGTCGTAAGCGGCACGAGGCTCACATCAAAGAACTCGTAGAGCTTGTGGTAGTGTGTTGGTGGCATAGTGGGCAGCCTATGGCTTGCCTTCATAATGTCTGGGTAACCATCTACCTCTGCCACATACCCTTGATAGCCCTCAAGGTTGATTGTGGATTCCTTTACGTCTGCTGCGTGGTGGTTGCCTCCGATATACCCGAAGCGTACTTCTTCGCTTGGCTTTCTCTCTACCTGCCACGTTGCTACGCTGATTGCATTGGGGATGATTCGGATGTTGGTATTGTACTTCTTGACCTTTGAGGCAAGGTGCTTGTTTGTCACCCATACCTCATCTGCTGCTTTCATAGAGCGCA